AGTTCCGTTGTGTCGAACGCAACAAACGGAATTGAACCACCTAGAGGTTACTTGTCCGTTAAGAAGTCCAAGAAAGGGCCTCTTAAGCAGATTGTTCCACAGTATCAAACACTAAAGAACTTTTACACATTGCTTTGGGATATGCCAAGCAACGAAGGTTATACAAATGTAGTAGCTGTGATGCAAAAGTTCTTTGACCAGGCAATTAGTGGTAACTGGAGTTACAACCCTACGCACTTCCCAGACAACGAAGTGCCAATGAGTGTAATGATTAAAGACTTGCTTACAACTTATAAGTTAGGTTGGAAGACTAGTTATTATCAAAACACATATGACTACAAAACAGATCCTAGTGAACTTGAGGATGAGAAACCGTTAGAGGCACTTCCACAAAGAGAAGACTTTGACACAGAAGAAGAATATTGCGAGGCATGCGCAATTTAATGGTTGACACTATTATTAACATAGTGTACTATTATACAGTATAAGGAAAGTAAGAGATGGCAAAAACAGTTTTTAATAAAGACAAAGTAGACTTCACTAAACAGAATATGTTCTTTGGTGCAGATCAGAATACACAGCGTTATGATGTGTTTAAGTTCCCAGTGTTTGATAAACTAAATCAAACTATGCTAGGATATTTTTGGCGCCCAGAAGAAGTAAGTCTACAAAAAGATAGAGCTGACTTTGCAAACTTCCGTCCAGAACAGAAGCACATCTTTACTTCCAATTTGAAATATCAGACGCTACTAGACAGTGTCCAAGGACGTGGTCCATGCCTAGCATTTTTGCCGCATGTTTCATTGCCTGAACTAGAAGGATGTATTGTTACTTGGGATTTCTTTGAAACAATTCATTCACGTAGTTATACACACATTATGAAGAACGTGTATGCTGACCCGTCAGAAGTGTTTGATACTATCTTAGATGATGAAAAAATCATTGCAAGAGCACAGAGTGTTACCAAACACTATGATGCATTTACAGAAGCTGCTGATGCGTTTACACATCGCAACAAAGGCAACATGCGTGAAGTTAAGAAGAAACTTTATCTTGCAATGCAAACAGTAAACATCTTAGAAGGTCTGCGTTTTTACGTAAGTTTTGCGTGTACATTTGCTTTTGGCGAACTAAAACTAATGGAAGGATCTGCAAAGATTATTTCACTAATTGCTCGCGATGAAGCACAGCACCTAGCACTAAGCACACACATTTTAAAGTTGTGGGCGCAAGGCAAAGACGATCCAGAGATGGCAAGTATTGCTAAAGAGTGTCAGGAAGAAGTATACGACTTATGGCGTGAATGTGTTGCAGAAGAAAAAGATTGGGCTGACTATCTATTTAAAGATGGCTCTATCATTGGATTGAATGAAACACTATTGCATCAGTACGTAGAGTACATTGCAAATCGTCGACTAAAGGCACTGGGCATGAATGCAATATTTGATGCTCCAGTAAACACTAACCCGCTACCATGGACACAGCATTGGCTATCTAGCTCAGGCTTGCAAGTTGCACCGCAAGAGACAGAAGTTGAAAGTTATATCATTGGTGGCATTAAACAAGACGTTGATAAAGACAGTCTAAAAGGATTCAGTTTATAATGATTGAAATATTTGGCAAACCCCAATGCCCATTTTGTGACAAAGCAAAAGCATTTTGTGAAATGCGTCAACTACCCTATACGTATAAATCTCTAGGTACTGACTATACTAAAGAAGAACTATTAGAGAACTTTCCAAATGCTCGAACTGTGCCACAGATTCGTATTAACGGTGACAACATCGGCGGTTATGATAAATTAGCTGCATATATCGAAGACACTAATTACAACGGAACAGGATTTACACTATAATGTTAATAGAAGCCCCATACACAATCGGAGACACCGTGTCTCTAAAACTAAGCTCAGGCGAAGAAATTGTAGCAAGACTTGACGCAGAAAGCGACAAGGCTTACACAGTAAAGAAACCTATGGTACTTATTGCAGGCGAAAAAGGACTAGGACTAGCACCTTTTATGTTTAGCGTAAGTCCAGATGGTAAATTTAACTTGCAGGCAACTTCAGTAAGTTGCATTGCAAAAACAGAAGCAGAAATTGGGAAACAATATGTTGCCCAAACATCAGGCATAGCAATAACTTAAAGGAGAAAAGGCAATGACTAATCACGAAGAAATCGTACAAGCGTTTAACAACTATCTAACAGAACACGAAACGTTCGAAGGTAAAGGCGTAAAAGCCTCAGCGGCAAGAGCTCGTAAGGCACTAGGAGACCTAGGTAAACTTACAAAAGAACGCCGTAAAGAAATCCAAGAAAAAAAGAATAATATGTAATGAGCGGACAGCGTCGGTGGCTCAGAACCTGGGCCCGGACAGTTGGTATGCCCATAGGCATTACAGACGACGATAAGCCAGAGTTCCTTCCTATCACTCAAAGTAGTGTAATGAAGGCTTTGGCTTTTCGCACCTTTTGGATTGTGCTTCATGTAATCACATGTTTTAGTATTATAGCCGGTAACGGAAGAAACTTAGGTTTCTGGTAATGGCAAGATACTACATAGGTTCATGTGAATATAAATGGTCACATGCAGACACTCGTAACGAACAATTGTGGATACAACGAGAAGTAGGCAACAGTCTTTACAAAACTGTTGAATCTAATGACTGGAAATGGGTTTTACTACGAAGCAACAGTCAAACATTACCAAGTGATATGTACTGTCGATGTGACATCTATGTAGACCTTCCAAATTCTAAACAAGCAACATTATTTGTAATTAAATACTCTAAAGCAAAACTAGTAGAGGTATTATAAAATGATGTGGATTGATTATACTGTAGAAAGTGCAGGAGATAATTTTACTGTTAAAGGCGACTGGCCCGGAGAAGTAATGGGTGTTAATAAAGATGGTACACAAAAAGATCATTGGCTATACAAGCCAGGCGATGTATTCATTGTAAATGAAAATGGTTGGCTAGTAAAAACAGACGAACTAACTACCCTAGTAAAGAAATACGAACATGAACGTAAGTGAAGGTGACAAAGCTGTAATTGTGTTTTCAGTAAATCCTGCAAACGTAGGACGCATTGTAAATGTAGCAGAGTACATTGGTAAGTTTAGTGAACGAGAAATGTTTCAGTTCAACGGAATGCAATGTATGGCTCCGGTTACAGATCACTATTGGTGGGTTGAAGCAGACGACTTAACTATTATGTTAGGTCCAAGCCCAAGAGCATATATCGCTGATAGCTGGCTACGTAAACTTGTAGATCCATCTAAAAAAGTTTCAACTAAAGCACAAAAAGAACTTGACATGTTTGACTAAACGTGTTATAAATATACTTGTAACGTTGAAGCAATTCAAACGACATACAGGACCCGGGGGCGGTACCCGGCGACTCCACCATAAGGATATTAAATGTACTACGTAATGAATCTAAAGACTGGAAGTATCATAGATGTCTATGATAGTTTGTTAGAAGCAAGTGAACTTGTTAGCAAGCATCCAGAATGGAACATTATGGTAAAGTATAAAGACAGATAATATCTTTATGATGGGGTCGAAATAGGATCGACTGGTGTTTAATAGGAGCGTGGAGTTGCCCGGATGTAAGCTCGGTTAACGCGAACAAACTTAATAATTGCAAACGCAAATTATTCATTAGCAGCCTAGGCTGTTACGAGGTAGTTAGGCCTTGTTACCAAACATAGCAGGAAAAGGCACTTCGGTGTCTTTTCTTTTGACAGACTACTCTCTTTATGCTACTATAAATAATCAGAAGGCAACGTCGAGCCTTCCTAATGTGAGCGACAATGTTAAAGTTGTCAAGCAAGAAGGAAAAAGAAAATGGACGCACTCACCCTATGGAGCCTCATAGGCTTCCTATTAGCAGCATACGCAGTTATAGCAAACGATTCAGTACAAACGCTCGGTACTTGGATGGCATCAAACAATGAGCGATTTAAGTATACAACATTATGGGGATCAGCAAGTGCAGTGTTACTTGCAACCTTGTGGTATGGTTGGTATGTAAATGGTGGAGATATCAGTTACGGACGATTAAACAAAATCCCATGGCAAGAAGTACAATGGTATCACGCCGCGGCACCTGCAATCTTAGTTGCACTAACTAGACTAGGTGTACCAGTATCAACTAGCTTTTTGGTGCTATCAGTATTTGCTTCAACCTTTGTGTTGGAGAAGATGCTTATGAAATCAATTATGGGATATGGTGTTGCAGCAGGCTTTGCATATGTAGTATGGTTTGCAATACACAAATTCTTTGGCAAGTGGTATGATGAGACAGCACCTGTCACAGAAAGCAACAAGAAGTTTTGGCGCATTGCTCAATGGATAGCGACAGGCGGCTTGTGGTGGACTTGGCTGAGTCATGACATGGCTAACATAGCAGTATTCCTTCCACGTGAAGTTCCGCTGGACTTAATGTTCCTAGTTAGTACAGTATTTGTTATTGGCTTGTTCTTTATGTTTAGAGAGCGTGGTGGTAAGATTCAAAAGATTGTATTAGAAAAGCATAATACAAAGTACGTAAGATCAGCAACATTGATTGACTTGTTCTACTGGCTATGCTTATACTTCTTTAAAGAGCTGAATGACATTCCAATGAGTACAACATGGGTGTTTGTAGGCTTGTTAGCAGGACGTGAGTTGGCTATGGCAACATACTTTGGCAAGAAGAAAACAAAGAGTGTGTTTCCGTTAGTAGCAAAGGACTTCGGTAAGATGATGGTAGGACTAGGCGCAAGTGTTGCACTAGTTCTTGCTATACATTACGTTATCGTTCCAAGCGGACTTTAAATACTTAAAGGTTGTGTTCGACGACACAGCCTTTTTTCTTGACATCTTGACCGTAAGGCTATATACTACAAGTATTACTTAACAATCAACCCGGGAAGGACCACAGCTTGAAAATGAAAATAATCACAGGAAATGCTAATCCTCAATTAGCGCAAGAGATTGCCGAGCATTGCTTCGCAACTCTAGTTCCAGCAACAGTATCTACTTTTGCTGATGGCGAGTCTAGTGTAGAATTTAATCAAAACATTCGCGGCGAGGATGTGTTTATTATACAAAGTACAGCAACTCCTGTTAATGACAGTTTAATGGAACTGTTGATTATGATTGATGCGGCAAGACGTTCAAGTGCAAGTCGTATTACAGCAGTGATTCCCTACTTTGGTTATGCTAGACAAGATCGTAAAAGTGCAAGTCGTACTCCTATCACAGCAAAACTAGTTGCTAACTTGTTGGTAACAGCAGGCGCAGATAGAATCCTTACAATGGATCTACACGCAGGACAGATACAGGGCTTCTTTGATATTCCAGTGGATGATTTAACAAGTCGTGTAGTATTTGCTAAAGACATCAAACGTAGCATAGGAATTGTAGATGATCCAGAAGTAGAACAACAAGGCACAGTATTTGTATCTCCAGATGCAGGCGGTGCTGTTCGTGCTAGAAAGTTTGCTGACATGTTCAACGGCGACATTGCTATTGTTGATAAGATGCGTCCTGAAGCAGGCAAGTCAGAAGTAATGAACTTGATTGGAGATGTTAAAGGCAAACATGCTATACTAGTAGATGATATTGTTGACTCAGGTGGTACACTATGTAAAGCCGCTGATGCAATTATGCAAGCAGGCGCTCTATCAGTTCGTGCATATATTACACATGGAGTACTGTCAGGCGAAGCATGCCAAAAGGTTGAGAAGTCAGTGTTAGACGAATTAGTAGTAACAGACTCAATCCGCAACCGTTGTCCTAAAAACTGTAAGAAAACACGGCAAGTTAGTGTAAGTCAACTGTTTGGTGAAGCAATTAGACGAGTTACAAACGAAGAATCCGTTAGTAGCCTATTTGTGTAACATTTAAGCCACACTTTTTCAATATCCTCAGTCATTAATGCACTAAAAGAGTGCAGATGAGATAACTATTACTGTGAGCGACAACAAAGACCCACCCCCGGAGCTCACAGAAATAATATAATAATATGAGGAAATAAAAATGCGTATTCTCGCGATAGCAATCGTTGCCGCAATGGCAACTACATCAGCAATGGCTGATGAAACAGTAGCAGTAGCTACTCCAACAGCACCAGTTATGACAGGTGCAATCAACTTAGACTTTGCTGAAACAACAGCAGGTAAAACAGCAGGCACTATGGGCGTCGAATTAGATTTTGATGCAGGTGATGTAGCAACTGTTGACCTAGACTTTAAAGCAACAGACGGCAATGCACTAACACTGGACACATGGACAGTAGGAACTACAATCGGCGCAGTAGGTTTAGCATTTGGTGATGACAACGGTCTATTACCAGAAACAGGTGCAAACGCAGCTGCTGACGGAACATTAGCAAAACCAGCAATGACAGAATCATTAGCATTGTCATTTGGTAGTGCAAGTGTAGCAGTAGGCTTAACTGACTGGACAACAGATGTATCAGAAGTAAGCAACCTACAAGGTGCATACACAGTAGACGCAGGTATTGCAGACGTAACAGCAAGTGCTGACTACAACCGTACAAGCGAAAACACTGTACTAGGTGCAGAAGTTGCTGGACTAGACTTAGGTATGGCAACAGCTGGCGGTATGGTAACATACGACACAGATGCAGAAGATTGGGCTTTTGAAGGTTCAGTAGCAACTGGCGGCCTATCAGCATACATCAACGGTACAGATGAAAACAGACTACAGCACATCGGTGGTGAGTATGTATTAAACTATGCAGGTGCAGAACTAAGTGCAGGTGTTGATTATGATACAGATGCAGAAGACTTTACACCAACAGCAGGTCTATCGTTTAACTTCTAAGTTAAAAACATAACAACTAAAAGGTCGCTTAATGCGGCCTTTTTTTATGACTAAATAATGTTAGCATATTAAGGGCAGGGCAAATGCGAGATAAATTACGCAAATGGTTTAACACAGACAACATCATTGATGCTACTGTTGACTTGTTTTTAATATTGTTTGATGTACTGTCTTCACCTATCTTAATTGTAATGAGATTGGCACGTTTTGTAATAGGTAATTATCTATTAGGTGGCGTTAAAAATAAGATAAAAAAGGTAGCACATTGGACAGAAGGCAAACATCCATTACTACAAATTTGGGTATGGACACTTATAATATGCGTAGGAGTAGTAATTCTTACTTTGATGTGGCTTTTTGGAACAGCGTTTGGAGAGTTCATAATGGAAGAATGGGGCGACCAAGCATTAAACTTAGATGAATAAGAGGGAAACACAATGCAAAAGAATGAGTATGACGTAAAAGTCATTAAAGTAGTTGACGGCGACACAGTAGACGTAGATATTGATCTAGGTTTTGGTGTAACACTAAAAGACGAACGTGTTCGTATTATGGGTATTGATACGCCTGAGTCACGCACAAGAGACAAAGTAGAAGACTTGTTTGGCGAAGCGGCTAAAGCGAGACTAAAAGAACTTATGGCAGATGGTGGTAAACTTATTACTACTGAAGACCGCAAGGGAGAAGATATGAAAGGCAAGTTCGGACGTATCTTAGGAGACTTCAAAGTAGAGCGTTGGGAAAATAAACCAGCAGAACTTGTAACAGATATCCTCATTGAAGAAGGACATGCTGTAGCATACTTTGGCGGAAGCAAAGAAGAAATACAATTAAAACACCTAGCAAACAGAACTAAACTATTACGTGAAGGTGTAATTGCACAAGAAGATTATGATGCCGCA